TATGCTACTGTAAAATCTTCTGCCGCAAACAAACTACTTTGACGTGCGCCTTGTGCCATTATTCCTCACCTGTAAATCTTAGAAACAGTTCTTCTGCTGTTCCTGTATCTATATATTCTAATCTAACCTTTATTTCTAAGCTGTGATCATTGGGCTTGCTTAGTAGTGTTTCTAGCACATTCCAACGCGGATCGTTGTTTACTATTACATTAACATCATCAAGTGCTAATCTTTCTGTAGTATCATCTAGAGGTTCAAATACTAAATCAGGTAGTATACTTCCAAATGTAGGATTACCGACTCTTTCACCTCGTCTAGTGTAAAAATGATTCAACAAATCACGTTTTGCTAGCTCTGAATCTACAAGAGTTTTGCTACCACTAATGCTGTCTATTGTGCTATATCCGATATAGGTTACCATACTATTATTTATGGTAAAATTAAATACTAAGTTTATATTTTGATTGTTGTTTTGATAATGTCGCCAATGTTCATTGCCTTGCTTATTGTTAGTGTATTTCCGTTGACTGTGAAATCAAATAAATGCTGTTGAATGCTGTCATTTATTGTTACTTTTAACTTTTCTTGCGGACTCATACTAACTGCCCGCTCCAATGTAAATGTTTTAGTACCTGAAAATGTAAAATTTTGTACAACTAATGTTTTTTCATAATCACTTACAATTTGTCTTTTTAATCCTTCAGGTGTAAATGGAAGAAAATTTCCCGTTTCTGCATAATAACTAAATCTTGCTCTTCTTATCTGATCTGTGCTTAGTGTTCCTTTTTCATTGATATTTCTCATAGCAAAAACACCTTTTGCTCTATACCATGCTCTGTTTTTAGGATTTCCATAATCAGCTAATCTCATTATTGTAGCAATTTTCCTACACTGTTCTTTATTTTTGTTACTGTTAATAATCATATTTGCAACACCTTCAAGGTTGCCAATTTTTAAATTGGGTAGAATTTTATATTCAACATCTCCAATTTTAACTCCAAATATATTTCTTGTTGCCCAATGATACAATATAATCCCGTCATAGCCTGTGCGAGATATTTCTGTTATACCATTAGCAATTAATTGTTTTTTTGCTAATTTTTCTTCGTTGTTGTAACTTTCCAACCATAGGTCATATGCTTCTTGTTCAGTAATACCAAAGTTGTATAATCCTTCTCCATATGCAGTACCATCTAATCCACTGTAATCACTAAAAAAACTTAGTGCAACTAATTTTGCTGACTCACTGCTAGTAATTGTGTTTATATCCAGTCTTGATTGATAAGCATCTTCATCTAAAACTGTAAAGTCAGACCATACTTTTGTTAAATTTTCAGGCACAAATAAATTTTCAGCCATTAGCCTGCTCCACTTCTTGAATTGTATTGCGGTGGTAAATTACGTCCGTCTCGTCTCTGTGCATCTGGCCCAGCACTCAAAAAATTTGGATTTTCATTAAACTTCTCAACTTCTTCAGTTGGTGTTCTTGGATTATCCCCTGATTTGCGTTTTACGTTGTTTTTGTTTACATTTGGTTGCTGTCTATTAGAAATTGCTTTCATATCAATATCTTTAGCTGTAAATTGTGTATCACTACTTGCTACTTGTGGTAACATTTCTTGTTCTTCTGCATGTCCTCCCCAAGGTTCTGCTTCAGGTACTCTACCACCTATGCTTTGTTTTATAGATTCATTTGTAGTTAAGTTATTGACTTTTGGTTTATTCGCCGCTGTAGCTTCTGGTCCGTTTAAATCTATCATAGCCGCTGTAACCTGTGTATTACCTGCACATTTAATATGTCCGTTTAAATCACTTGTTAATTTAATATCTTTGTTGGCATGTAAATTAAATTCACCCTTTGACATTTCTATATTAGTATCACCTTCTCTTGCTCTAATATTAATACTGTTTGCATCCAGATTAAAATCGCCTGTGCAATATAAATTAAAGTCAGTGGCTGTGTGCATACTAATATCATCTTCTGCGTACAAGTCTATCTTTCCATCTGCACTTAGTTGTATCCATGTCTTTCCAGTTTGACTGATTACATAAATTATACCAGCCCCATCGTGCATTAAAACCTGAGCACCACCTGCACTTGCTAATCTAACTAGATTACTTAAACCACCTTTTCTTTCTTTGTCAGGAGTTAAACAAGTTTCACTGTTTGGTAGTGTTCCATCATCTAATACTAAACTATGTCCACCTGGTGTGTTGAATCCAAAAACATTTGTTGGTGATTCTCTTCTTTGACTACTACTGCCTAAACCTCTAATACTGTCTAGTCCAAGTCCATGTCTACCAATAGCTTCTCCGTCTTTTTGCTTGTCACTGTTATCTTCACTGTTTCTTACAGTTTCACTTGAAGCTCTAGGTCTTTTGTTTTTATCTGTTTCTTCGAATACACTGGTATCCAACGATGGGCCAATTTCATCTTGACTACTGTCTACAAATCCAGATGGATTAGTAGGAACACTGGCATTTCTAGTTACATCTGGCAATACTGAAATCATTATACCAGTATCACTGTTTGCAGGAAAGGCAACTAAGACCTGACTTCCAGGAGCAGGCGGATGACTACTAAAACCGTAACTATTAGTTGCATTTGCATATTGGTAAGATCCTCCATAAGGACTGCCTCTTCTTACTCTATGATACTTGTGTCTATTCTCTTTACTATCAGTTTGTCCTATGTATCCTTCTCCAACGATTTCAACATACATGTAACCTTCGTATCTATCATCAACAATATCAATAACTTTACAAATAAAAACTCCAGTGTATTTTGCTATTCCTCCAGCTGTTTTTGAGGCATCATGTTGTTGCATTAATCCTCTACCGATGTTATTTGTTCCTGAATATCTTGCCATTTTTTATCCTAACTCAACATAATGTCTTTTAAAAATTGTGGTGCATTTTTGGCTCTAATTCTACCACTTGCATCTGGTAAACCGCCCCAGTATGGACTACCTCCAGGTGCTTGTCCAAATTTTGCGGCAATATCTACATGAAATCCATTATTACCCATATAGCCGTTGCCAGCACCAATACCTGTTGCTCCTGCGTTTTTGGCTTCTCTGAGAAAGTTTTGTATAAGTGGAACATCTCTAGGATTATCCAAACTCAAAGTTCTACCACTTGCATCTTGTAGTCTTATATCAGCCGCCGCTCCGTTGTCATGTCTTCTTGTACCTGTTCTCCGTCCACCAGATCCTTTTGCAGGTTGACCTCCACTGTATACAACAACATTTAGTCCACTTTTATTTGCCGCTGATGCTAATATGTTTTTAAGTTCAGGTTTGATTGCTTGATTTCGTATTGTACTAGAAGAACCAATTTGTGCTTCTATTACATTAGGATTGGTAACATCACCATCAACAATTCCTTCCTCAATTAGATCAGGTCCAGTAGTACTATCTTTTTCTGTGCCTTCTTCACCATCACCTTCCCCTTGGTCTTCAGGTAATTTAAGTGGTTCTTGTTTTTTAGTTGGTTCTATATCAATTAAACCTGTGCTAATTTCTTCCCAAACCAGTCCAAGGTTTGTGTTTATATCTCTAAACGCATCAAGATCCATTGTAAATTGACCGTCTTGATATCTTGCTACGACACTTACAACCTTGTATAAACCAACAATTCCATAGTTGGATTCAGGAATTTTCATAAATCCATCTTGTTCATCTGGATATGTTGGAAAATTTAGATTTAAAAAATAGGTTACACCGCCTTGTTCATAGTGTGCTCCAGGGTGAGATTTTCTTCTGCGAGGTCTACCCAACCAATATGGATCACCTCTAATTGAAATACGTTGGCTAACCAAATCACCTAATGAATTTAAATTAAGTTCAACTGCACCCAAATACACTGCACCACTTGTATCATCTTGGTCTGGCCCATTTGTTGCTTTACTATTAATGTTAGTTACATCATGTGTTAAAGGATGACTTTCTCTTTGCTCTGGATTGCTTCCTATCAATTCACTTTGTGTGAGATATCGACCTCCAGTGATAACATTTTCACCTTGCTGTAATCTTTCTCTTGCCTCTTCTTGGTCTAGTAATGGTATTAATGATTGTTCTACTTCACCTTTTGTTTTTTCTAATTGTTTTTGTCTTTCAAGTAAATCTTTCTTTTGATTATCAAATTCTGATACTTTTGCAGTTACTTGATCTGGTGATAGTTGTCCTGGAGGAGGAGCAGTTTTCAGATTTTCATGGAATGTTTTTCTTCTATTTTCCAGCGATATAAGTTCGTCTTGTATGTTTCTTAGTTCTTGATTTATGTTTTCAAGTTCACTGCTTTTAATATTATATTCATTGTTTGGACTGCCTGAACCAGCAAAATTTTGTCCTACAAATTTTCCTGCTCCTTGATTCAGTGCTTGGATTTGATAGTATGCTTGATTTAAGTATACATCCAAACTTAAAACTTCTGTGTTAACTCCAGTATGATAATAGTCAAAACGTTTGACCAACATATCATTAGTTGCCATGTTTCTAATACGTTGCTGTTGGACATCTCTATCAGCTAGAACTTTCTGATAACTTATTACATCGTGATGTACTTCTTGTGCTATAATTCTTTGGATATTGATTGTAAAATCTTTTGCATAGTCATTTGCTATAACATCATATATTCTATACTTACATTCAGTTTCAAAAGCAAACCATGAACTTAAATCGCCAAAGGTTTTTGCTTTAGCTACAGGATCATTTGGATTGTCTTTGTGAAATCCTCCTTCTCCTGTTGGAAGTTTTCTAAAATTTTTAGTTTGATACAAACCAAGCAAAATTAAATCACTTATGCTTGTACCTTTTTTGATATTAAAAGT